CCCCTCTGCGACGACGATATTTACAAGGTAGCCCTCTATTATTTAGAGGTACTCTTTACGTTGATGATGTTCTGGAATAACCTTTGTAAGGGTCACTGATAGAAGTCCGTCTTCAAATACGACGTTGGAGACTTCAGTGTCTTCAGCGAGGGTCCAGGATCGCTCAAAGTTTCTTCGAGCCAGACCCTTGTGGATAAACGTCCCTGTCTGTTCAGATGCTTCCTTTTCCCCCCTGATAAAAAGTTTTCCATACTCGGTGTAAGCATTTACTTCTTCCTTTTTGAATCCTGCTAGTGCGATTTCTAAACGCGTTTCTGTACTATTTACCTGAACTACGTTATATGGAGGATAATTTTGGGTAGATGCGTTGAAAATTCTGGTAAAGTAATCATCCATACCAATAGAATTTCTGGTAATCTGATGCATTAGCTGATCCAAATCGGCAGCATTATACTTCGTTAGATTGGTCATTTTAAGCTCCTTATTAAAGCGAGTTTGTGTTTTGTGGACCCTTACGGCATCCGTTATATTTATAGCGTAACAAAAAAGGTAGATACAGTATAAACCGTATCTACCTATAAGGGTTTCCGACTTTTGTAGAGACCGCACGAAAGGAGTCTCACACTTATTTATTCAAGACATAAAAAAAGAGAGTGTGGAAACCCTCTTGTCGTTGTTCGGTTTTCTAGGATCAAAATCAGGATCGTAGTCATCTTCTCTTGGATCTATACGGGAATCCCACCAAAAGTATTGACATTGATCCAATCGTAAATGACATAACGGTCTACTGAGTTTCATTAACCCTCCTCTTCGGTTTTACCTCTCTTTCCAATATTATATTTTTGCTCCAGAATCCATTCTTGTTTGTCCTTATATGACAGAACTTTAATCTGATTCAGTGGTGCAATATCAAGAATTGAATCTTCATTAACTATCGTAATGAGTCCCCAATCAGCAAGAAGCTTAGTAATACGATTCCTACGCTGAACATCGTTAATAGTAAGATTAGCGTATTTACCATCTAGAGCAAACAACTCTTTAAAGTGAACGATAAAATACTTACCTTGCTTATGGAGAATATGACATGACTGGTACAGCTTCTTTTCTTTTCTAGAAGCAACACCGATACGAGTTAAGGTTTCTCTGACTTTAAGAAAGTCATCAGGTTCATTTAATCGGATCTCAACCATTTGGTCCTGAGACCAATCTACCTGAGGTTCAGCAGTCTGATTCATTTTTTTCCACCAGTGTCAAGTCGTTGTTTGATAAATTCAATTTGTTCATTAGATAGTATTTTCAGTACCTGAGATGCTTTCTCATTACTATAACCATAGTATTGTTTGACAAACTCTAAATCTGATACCTTTTCCTTTCTAAGCCAAGGGGAGAATCTCTTCCTCTTTCTCAATATATTTAGATAAAAATTATATTGCATATCTTTATCTAGGAAATGATACTTATTCATTTCATTAGCAAACAAGACACAATCCAAGTGACCTGACAAACATTTATTAATAATAAAGGGGGGATATTCTTTAACAAGAGTTGAATCTTCTTCGATAAGATTCTCTTTCGTAAAGTTGATTGAGTTCAACCAATCCTTCAATTCAGTAGTCATATATCAGAGAATCAATTTTGAACTTGGGGTTTTGATGGGTGAGAACATCTCCTCATATTTTTCAACTAGTTCGTCATTTACATTAGCAATGTAGACAATCCACTTCTTACTAATTTCTAGTTCCTTCTCCGTTCTTTTTAGAAGAGGAGCATAAGGAGCGAAACCAAGTTGTCCATCACCTTGATTAAATGCAACGATTGCGTTCATGACAATAAGACTTTCATCTTTATCTTCAAGGACTTCTGCAACTACATCTTCGCCAGAAGACATACGAAATACTTTAACGTTCATAATTTTGTTCAATATTAATGTTTTGATAATACAAGTTGATGACCATACCACCCATGACTAGCCAGTAGGTCATGAGCATAGCCATACCAACTTTGGTTGGAATACTTGTCATCGGAACTCGCACTCCACCATTATCTCTGTGAGACAAGCCAACATATTTATCTCTTGGTCCGCGACGAATCCACTTTGAAACTGATACTTAGCAATAATGAGGACAGCAGCAGCAATCCCAGAACCTTCCAAGTGTGTGTATACAGCATCGTAAATACTACGAATAAGTACACTAGGATCATTGTCCAGATTATCAACGACCCACTTTCTAACTTTAGAGAAGTCTTTAGTTTTGAGACTCTGGAATAAATTATCGGTTTTGACATTACTGAACGCTGCAAGAATACCTGTATCAATTTTACCACTGACGGAGTATCGTTGGAGTTCATTAAGAACTCGTCTCCAGTCAGGGAAGTGTTTCTGAATTAGTTCGACAAGTACTTTTGGATCATATTCCACACTCTCCTTCTCAAGTATAGTCCTGAGACGGTTGAAAAACTTGGCTGCAAGTTCTTGTCTTTCCTTTCCCTTAATGGCAAAGTCAATGACTGCACATCGGGAATGGAGGGGGGCAATAATCTTATTTTTATAGTTGCAGGTGAAGATGAATCTACAATTGCCAATGAACTCCTCAGTAAACGCCCGTAGGCAGAGTTGTACATCTGGGGTTGTGTTGTCAGCTTCGTCAATGATAATGACTTTGTGTTTAGCACTTGACGAAAGCGAGACGGTCGAAGCAAAATTCTTCGCATTGTTTCTGACAGTATCAAGGAATCGTCCTTCATCGGATCCATTGATGACATAATAGTCTACTCCTAATTCATAACAAAGGGCTTTGGCCACTGTGGTTTTACCACATCCAGGTGGACCAGACAAAAGTAGATTGGGGACTTCACCCTTCTCTACAAATTGTTTGAATGTATTCTTGATCCCATCAGGAAGAATACAATCTTCAATAGTTTGAGGTCGATATGACTCGCACCAAACAAATTCACTACGACTCATCAACTTTCCTCATAATAAAAGAATCACCATTATCAATAAATTCTAACATATCTCCTTCTTTCCATCCAGTTTCCTGGAGTATTTCTTCAGAAAATGTTAGAACACCATTATCATCTACAGTCAATGTGGTTATCATATCCAATCAGGTTTAGTTTAGCAAAGAAAGCAGCAAAAATCAAGAACTGTTTTCTTTTCTTCGTTTTGCTGCCTCTCTCATTTTTCTTCTACTTTCTTCCGTGTGCTTTCTCCCATAAAAACTATTTTTTTCTCCAAGTTGATTTACTTTATTTTTTTCACTAGCAACTTGCCTACATTTTTCAGAAATTACATTGCCCTGTAAAGATTTTCTTATTTTATCTTTTGTTTCTTGCGTATGCTTTTTACCATAACGAGGACTATCTTTACCTATTTTACCATACAAAGGATTATTTTCCCCTTTCATTTTTACACTTCTTTTTCTTCTGGTTTCTTCATTTTGAATACACCCACTTGCACCTTCTCCACCATCAGATTTGTTTAATAAAATACCAGTTCCCAAATCTTTCCTACCAATAATAAAAATCATATATTTTTCGTGATTGAATGCTTCTTCTTCTGTTAGGTTTGTTTTGAGGTGTACTATTTTATTTTTATCTTTTGGAGTAGCACAGGGTCTTCCATCTTTTCTATATGCACGATTTCCTTTACCCTTACCAATGTAGTAGGGAGTTCCATCTTCACGCAAATATGCGTAAGTATAGTATTCCATCTGCTCTGTTTTTGGGGTCGCAATATTATTTATAAGGGGAAGCATTTCTACTTCCCCACCTGAAAAGTGCGACCCAAACAGGCATCATTATTTATCTAACCAAGAGGGTCTTCTTGACGGCAATCGAAGGTAGTTATCTTTGACCCATGGTTTAGATGCGATATACATCTTGTAAGCATCAAATGTCGAGATACTATCGTCAAACTTAAACTCCTCGGGCATTGCACGAACAAAAGGAGTTGTTTCTTTACCAGACCTACCGGTAGGATCTCCTGTTGGTAGGATTTCCTTTGCAGCATTCAAGGTATTGAAACATGTGTGTACTTTACCATACCTTTGTGTGTACTCATCACAAAGAGCAAGACCGTGGTGCAGTAACCACTGCCAGTTCATTACGAACTCATTGGCCCAGATGGTACAGGGGTGGTTACGGAAGGCACCTTTCTCTGTGCTGTATGGGGTTCCATCGGCCTTGGGTAAGGTACCGAACCCATGACCCCACTTGTCTGAACAGACGATAGAGAGGAGTTGACAGGTCTCCAGAGGCATTTTCACAATATGTTTATCTGGTAGAACCCTGGCGCTCTGCCATGGATCCGAGCTGGTTACAAAAATGTTCAAGTCACAACTCCTGGTTTCTCATCCATTCTACTAACATTTGGTGTTCTGTCAATGTTCCTTCTCCTTTCAACCGGTTTGCACGTCTTGACATAATAGCAATATTATCTGGTGTATAACCCTTACTATTATCTATTCTGTCAATCGAAGGAGCATAAGGTGTATTTTTTTGTAAAGGTTCCTTGAAGACTGGACACAAATGTGGTATAATAATGTCCTTTTGTGTGATAGTACATTCTAGACCCTTTTGTTTTGCCCTACTTCGTGCCGAACGCAATAACTGACTTTCGGGACAATTTTTAGTCCATTGTTTTTGGTATTCTGGGTTTTCTTTTCTCCAGACTACCATTCTTTCTTTCTGTTCCTCCTTATGTTCCTGCACATATTTTTTTGTGTATTCTCTTTTGGCATCTTTACGATATGCTTTTCTACAAGTTTTACACATACTATCTCTGCCTCTTACTGAATAATACCAGTTTTCAACAGTAACATCTGTGCAACACTTGTTACAGAAGAAAGTTTCCATATAATGAATATCTTTTATTTATTTAGTAAAAATATTCATTACTGTAGATTACATCAGGTAGAACCCTGGTGCGTTGCCATGGCTTCAAAAAAGTTATGAAGATATTCATTACTAAAAAATTGCATCAAGTATTGCACACCCCAGTTTAGTGTGCCTTCAGGAAAAACGTCAACTTCTTTTTCCAAGAGTTTCAATGCTGTTACAATCCTTTCCATTCCACATACTTGTGCAGTGGCTTCAGAAATTCTCATAAACTCAGCATAGTCTTTATCACTACCTTTCTTCACACCATTGATATAGAACTCTCTTGCTTGACGCATCAGTTCTTGAGTTTCTGGTAAAAAGGTAATAGTCTCTTCTATAAGAGGTATGGCCATGTTCTTAATACATGACATACTAAATTTCATTACCTCTCGGGTTTGTTCAATTGGTAATGCGTGATCTAAGCCATCACGGAATGCGTATTGAATTACTCCATTAGAACATTCCATGACACGAAGAACTGCAATCTTATCTAACTCGGAGTCAGGAAGATTGCCATATAGTTCTTTCCAGTCTGTCATAATCAACCAAATGTGCTGTCCGGCTCCATGGCAATGAAATACTGAACATCGTAGTTCTGATTGCTGAAACGAGACAACAGTTTAGAAGATACAACTACATTGTAGTTACCAGGAATAATCTTCAGGTTCTCTTCTTTGAAGTTGAATACGAAATCATTATCGGTCTCACCAACAATGATAGAGAAGTCATTCGATGTATCATTCTTCTTGTCACGAGATACGAGTTTGATAACACCATTCTCACCAATGGCAGATACATCAGGGAGTTGATAAACTGATGCAGCCTTCTTGAGTTTCTCAAGTTGTTGACTGGTCAGTTCAAAACATACATCCTCAGAAGGAAGAGTAATCTCTTTCTCAGGAGGTGCAACGATTACAGAAGGATCTGCAAAGAAATACTTTGAACGTGACTTACCTTCTTTGATGACAACATACTGATCCCTTTCAAAGTCAAGGTCAGGAGATGAGTGAAGAGACAGACCATTCAAGAATTGGTTCAGGTCATAGATACCAAAGTCTTTAGGGAATTCTTCAGCAACATTAGCCTCGACTAGAATGTTCTTCATTACCGAGATTGAACGCAACTTACTACCTTGCTTGAACAAGATAGATTGGTTGATAGAAGAGAAGTTCTTGAGAAGACCAACAGTGGATTCAGACAGTTTCATAATTAAAATGTTTCGTAGTTACTTGTAGTTTGAGAGTTTTTGCTGTGAAAGAACATTAGAAGAACAGCATAATGCATAATCTTCATAATGTCACGTTTCGGAGTTCCCTTCTTATCATAACGGGAAGTGTACTTGAGAATGTTATCTCGGGAAAATGCTTCCCCATCACCATGAGATGCCTCAATGAAATCTAGTGTTTGAATGTTCTCATCATTGGCAGCATAATGTTGACCATAGGTCCCTCGAATATACTCAAGAAGTTCTCTTACGATCTCTTCTTCATTATACTTCCATGGTCTACTACTAACATTAAAATTTGGTTCAGGTTCAGTCAATTCAATTTTATCATCGGAGGAACGTAGAGGGGTCCATTCGTACCCCTCCTCAGGTAGAGAATTCATGTGGTCATATAATAAACTCCATGCAGTCATTCTATCAATTATTCTCCTCGTTGTCAACTGTAATCTCAAAATCTACATCGACTTTATCATAGAGCTCTAAGAAAGAAGACTTGGTTTCTTCATCAAACCTATTGATACAGACTTGAATTGCTATTGACTTATCGTTGAAGATACTGTATGCACGAATGATGTGTACCAGACGACGAGTAGAGATAACATCTTCAATACCACCATCGTAGAACGTCTTACGAATGATGTCAGCCCAGTCACAGAGATGTTTACAGAACTGTCGGTCTTCGATACTAAGGTCTAAAGCAATACCCTCTAGAATTTTTTGTTCAGTCTTAACTGTTGGGTACTCTTGTTCGAGAGTAATACAGAAACGTTCGAGAAATGCTTCATTGAGAACGTTAGTTCCAATAAACCTACCGTCATCGCTGCCTTTACCTTTAGTATTTGCAGTTGCAATAACATTGAAACCCTCCTTGGGTTGTACAAACTTACCAGTCTTCTTCAAGAAAACACCTTTACCTTCAAGAATAGATTGAAGACACAGGATTTTATTAGATGCCAGGTCAACTTCATCTAGAAGCAACACTGCTCCACGTTCCAAAGCCTCGATGACTGGACCGTTATGCCAAACAGTTTCACCATTAACAAGACGAAAGCCACCAATAAGATCGTCTTCGTCAGTCTCGATAGTAATGTTGACACGGATTAGTTCTCTCTTGAGTTGTGCACAAGCCTGTTCAACCAAGAAGGTTTTACCATTACCAGAAAGACCCGTGATGAATGATGGATAGAATAGACGAGACTGAATAATCTTCTTGATGTCTGTGAAATTACCAAACTTCACAAAGGTATCATCTTTTGCAGGGATGAGATTTTGTTCTACTGCAGGAGTTGCTTGATAGGTTTGTTCTAGTTGTTCTTGAACGGTAAGATTCCACTTACCTCGACCAGTCTTATAGTCGTCAAGTTTTTTAGTTACAGTCTGATAGTTACAATCATTCATCGAACACCAGGCACGAAGGTCACCAGAAGTAACATTTTCGCCATACAGTGATTGAAGAGAAGTGACTACGTATTCTTTTGATAGTGCCATGATGTATGTGGTGTGGTCAACAAAGCTAATATAGTCCAAAACCACCAGTAACGGTAGGTGGTTGGGACAGTTGTCAATCTGGTCAGGAGATCAGGTTGACGAATTGACTAAGTACTTTTCTATTTAGAGACTTGGCCTTGAGATTTTTGGCAAATGCAGATTTGATTTTTGATTTAGATGCTCCCTCATCAACTTCAAACTCAGTATCATTATTCAAACCGGTATCTAACATACCAAAGTAGGAAGTATAACCAGAGTTCTTAATTTCATAGAAATTTTCTTTACGAACGACTTTCATAAGTTCATCACTCACATTCATATATCGACGTAAGAAAGGTTTGAATTCATATTTAGAAGTAATACGAATTCCGATAAGATTTACATCAGGGAAACTTTCTTTCAAATCTTTCAATAGAAGTTCAGTGAATTTATAATATTGACCAGGAACCTTACCAGGAACCTTATAAGTATGTCCAGTCTTACGATTACGAATATAGTCACTAGGACTCATTCGAGCAATAGACATCTTACCACCCATGTAATCACAAGTTCGGAATACCGGTAAGGGATTGGCCTCACCATCAGTCAGAATAACTGTATTGACTTTTTGAACTTTATTCTTCATTTTAAATTGAGGAATAATTTGATGAAGACAAACAATTGCTTCGTTCAATGGAGTACCAGAAAGAGAGAAATTAAATGGAGGTTCGTAGTTTGCATTGAGTGAACATGAGTATGCAATTCGATACAAAGACAACATCTGTTTATCAAGTTCTGCCTTTCTTGTGTCACTAGTAAAGAAGTGAAGAAGATTGAAGTCAGGAGAAACTACTAACATATTATCTCTTACATCTTGATATTCAATGTCTTCAAATTTAGGCCTTGGATTATAACGTTGTTCAGTATGTCGGTTTTCGATGTAGTTGTTACTGAATGCATATACATCAAATGGAATATTTACTTTCTTACAGAACCAAATCAAATTGAAGAGTTGCTTTATTGTAGAAAGAAGAGTACTACTCATAGAACCAGACCAATCAAGAATAAAGATAAGACCATGGTTCTTACCGTCAGGCAGTACATTTACCTTCTTGAATAAGTCTTCATTGTATTTGTAGGTATGAAGTTTAGTGCAATCCAATACACCAGTCTTCGCAGTCAGAGACCGTGTGTATGCATCTGCAGACTTCTTACATTCAAACTCTTTTACAAGATAGTTGACTTCTTTTTGAGTAGATGATTTAAATTTATTATACTCACTGTCAACATAAGTAAAATCTGTTGCTCGTATTTTACGGTATGTTCGAGAATACTCGTCCCAATAAGTTTCTTCAGTAGAAAGTTTTGTCCAGTGTTCGCTTATCTCTTTATGACATTTAAAATTTGAAATGATAATTTGTTCTACATCAACTTCAGGAACTTCATGGTATTCAGGATTTCTACCTTGTTCAGTTATACCATTCAGTTCTTGAGTACCTTCATTAAACGATTGGTCTGTCTGAACTTGTGGTTCCTCTTTAATAGTATCTTCACTAGAACCTTCTGTTGAACTTTCGGTAGAGCCTGTGGCTTCTGGAGTTTCTGTACCAGATGTTTCTTCTTTCTCTGGTTCACTATCAATAGAACCTTCTTTGTTTTGACTAGTGGAAACATTTTTAATAGTCTCCTGTTCCTTTACTTCACCAATACAGTACTTGTAAAGAACTTCTGCGGCAAGAACTGCTTCATCAAAAGTTTCTGTTTTACCTACAATGTCTAGAATATCTTTCTCTTCACCATCATCAATAGGTACATTAATGAAGTTACCGACCTTATAGTAAAGGTTAATACGGTCAGCGAGATTCATATCTTGAATATTTTGCTCTTCAATCTCAAAGAAGTCTTGGTCAGAGAGTTCTTTATAACCTTTGTAGAAACTCTTTGCCAGACCAGGATATCGACGTTTCATCAGTTTCTCGATACGAGCATCTTCAGTTACATTTACAAACTGTTGAGGAACTCGATCTTCCCAGTCCCATTCATTAGGTGTATAAAGGGCGTGACCCACTTCATGACCCACCAACATATCATAGACACTCTCACTGGCCCGTTTCCACATAGGAAGAGTAAGGATTCTATTCTCTACATCAAACTGTGCAGTTTCAATATTACGATTCTCAACTAAAATATCTTCAGTAGCTAGAAGTTTAGCAAGTTGTGATTTGATTTCGTAGTTGACCATAGTCATTTCGTTTCCGATAGACATAGTATATAACAAAACCCGACCAAAAAATGGACGGGTTGTACAGTTCTATTATTGGCACATAGACCAATCCCCTCCACTTATTAGGTGAAGGGGACCTTGGGTTTAAACTCCTTAATCGTTTTTATTCGGTAAGAATGTGACGGCAGAACCTCCTTGCGGTACTATCTATAATTTCGCAGTCAGAAATACATTGAAAGTAATCGGTAACCTGATCTCTTGTCTCCTCGTTAGTTGACTTTTCGTCCCATTGCCATGATACCAGTTCATTCCGTGATAAAATGTTTTTCATGGTATTCTCCGTATCACCGTATTATATAGTCTACTTTGTGTTAGTTTACTAACATTTGTATATTTGTAATCTAACTACACTTTCCTTGAAAATCCTTTAAACTTCTCAAATCGGAGGACTTGATCAAACTTGTCTTCGATGCCATCCTTATGAGAAATGACAAACACATTTGTATTTGGTTGTCTGTACCGAATGATTTTCATGAAGTCATCTGACCCACTCCCATCCAGACTGCTGTCACAAACCTCGTCCAGAATCATCAAGTTAGTATTGACAGAGTTTTTGACTCTAGATATTTCTCTCCAGGTAAAGAGTAGAGACAAGTCGATTCTCATCTTCTCTCCTTCACTAAAAGATGCGTAGGAGAAATCCTCATGAATCGGAGATTCAATAGTCTCGTTAAACTCCTCATCAAGTTTGAAGTTGATGTAGAAGTCCATCATCTGGAGGTAGTTATTTACCAGTTGGTTGATGAGAGGAAGATACTTCTTAATAATTTTTGCCTTGACTCCACCGTCTTTAAGAAGACTGTATACGAAATCATGGTAGGAAATATTCTCTTTCCGTTTAGTAAGTTCATCGTATGTTTGGTCAAGTGTACTTCTTAAGGTTTCTAACTTTTCATGTTCAGTATTTCTGTTCTGGATCTGACTGGTAACAGTTTGAATTTCTGATTCCAGTCCCCTAACCTGTTTCTGTAAGCTAGAGATCTGTACATTGAAAGAAGAAATGTCATTAAGTACTTTTGTTGTTTCCTTGGTAAGTTGATTGAATTGTGATTCCCTCAACTCTTCGTCTTTAATTGCCTCTTGGAGTTTTTCATACCCCTCACGTAACTCTTCTGCTTTACTTTGGGAATCACTAATTCTATTTACACGAAAAGACTCCTCAATGTCTTGGTCACAGGTAGGACAAACCGTATTCTCGGTAAAAAATTTATGTTCTTTAACAATAGTTTGTATACGTTGTGACAGTTTACCTTTCACACTACCAAACTCACGAAGTCTTTGTTGGACTCCTTCAAATTTTTCTAAAGATTTATTTAGTTCGGTAAGTTTATCTTCTTCGACTAGACTTTTTTGGAATAGAGTTTCAATTTCAGTATTGATAGAGTCAATACTATTAGTCTTGGCCGTAATGTCTTCCTTACTTTGACTCTCAAGTTTCTCGATAAAGTCTTTTTGCATATCAACTTTATCTTGAATAGATTCTTTCTTCAACTGCAGAGTCTTTGTCTCTTCACGAATAATACGAATCTTAGATTTGATTAAATCATTCATTGACGAGAAGATTTTAATATCCAAAAGATCTTCTACAACTTCTCTACGACTAGATGCAGGTAGTTGCATAAAGGGAACAAAGGTAGAAGAACCCAGAATCACAATCTGTGTGAAACTCTTGTAGTTCATCTTGAGAACATTTTGTTCCAACCACTTCTGCTGATCAATTGCAGAATGTGATTGGTCTAACTCTTCACCATTACGAGTAATCTTAAAGATGTTTGGTTTGATACCACGTTGAATCTTCCACTCCACACTGTTGACATCAAACTCGATATCAACCAAACAACTCTTCTCATTTGTAGAGTTAATCAGTTGATTTTTATTGATTTTTCTAAAACTTTTTCCATACAGGACGAATGTCAATGCATCAAGAATAGTTGACTTACCCGCACCATTGACACCAATGATTAAGGTAGTTGCAGTCCCATCAAGAATAACTTCGGTTGGTTGATTACCAGTGCTCAAAAAATTGGCCCAGGAAATTTTCTTAAAGGTTATCATATTCTTCGTCAGGTGGAATTACAATGTCATTGGGGGTGATCACAGTATAACGGTGATCGTGCATTTCACAAGTTTTTATCATCACTTCATCATCTACTTCTAACACAGTCATCTCAGGATAACCAAGTTCTTCTAATTGCATAGAGTATCTTGTGGCGTCATCCTCTTCCATGAAAATATAAAGAACTTGTTCTCCATCTTCATCAATAACAGAATATGCCCCTTCCTTTTCCTTACCTACGACTGTGATAATATGCATCAAATAACCTCACATGCTTCCTGATATATTTCCTTTATCAGGGATTGAATTAGTGGTTTATTTAACTCAGTTTCAGACTCGTCAATATACCGACTTAAAATAGACATGGTATCTTCCGACTCTTCTGTTTCAAACTCTTCACTCTCAACGAGTTGAAAGTTCTCTACAATCTTAAGGTCTGCAACACCAGTTGCATAAAGTTTGTCAATGAATTTTTCAAACTTCTTGATGTCACTTTTCTTTCTTACGATGACCTTGACAATCTTATTCTCATACTCTGTAGTATTGAATGTTTGATGGTCAGTATCTTCGTAATAGATGTTATAGAACAATCTGTAAGGATTGTTGACTGGAGTATGTTCTAGAGATTCTGTATCAAAAATAGTGAAACCTCTGGCATCTTTGACATCACTCCAGAACATTTCATAGGGATTACCGAGATAATAAACGGTCCCATTGTCGGATCTAGTGTGATAATGTCCCGAGAATACTTTTTTGAACTTATCAAAGGATCTACTGTCGTGACCGTGGTCCATGACGATTTGGTTATTGACTTTGAACCCATTGAGCTCAAGGTGTCCCATCGCGACTGGACACTTGGTCTTACTGATGATCTTGTTTGTTTCTTTTTGGTTATCTTCATTGATCCAAGGAATGAAGAGAGTTTTGAGATTACCCAAAGACACCTCTGTAGGAGAAGAATAAACCTCAACATTATCATATTCTTTCAGTAGAAGGTCTACTGCATTAACTTCATTTGTGTTCTTGTAGTATGCATCATGATTACCAACCATAAGATGCATATTGATACCACGTTCCTTAAGAGGGTCAAACACAACTCTCTTGGACCACTTAAGTGCTTTGAATTCAATACCCTTACGACTATCAAATGCATCACCCATATGCACTACGGTGTCGATACCTTCCTTTTCCAGAGTAGGAAAGAAGACATCTCGATAAAACTTTTCAAAGTAATCATGAAAGAGTTTAGAGTTTTTACGAGCGCCGTAGTGCGTGTCGCTGATAATTCCTATCTTCATTATTCTTCAACTTCCCAAGACCCACCAACACCACCATCCATGTTGACAACAATATCTTTTGGTTCAACAGGAGTATATGGATGACGTGGTTTGTGTTCTCTATCTAAAGGTTGTGATTTGGTAAGGTCTCTACGTGATTGGTTTTTGATAACGATGAAACAGTCTTTATTGTACTTACGAGTACCAATAGGTGACTGCCACTTCTTGTTATACTCTTCACCGACATCAATACCTGAGACCTGAGTACCACCAAGTTCTACCGTGATTTCATCATCCGTAGACCAACCAAGTTTTTCAACATAACCAGCAACTAGTTCATTGATAGTTGGTTCATCTAGAACACGCTCTTCTGGGTCAAGACTTCCATTCATAATCAACCACCTCTCAGTTTCTGATGTACTGCATCTTTTATGCTGTTATACTCTGAGTAGTTTGAACTGTCAAGGTCGTTGGAATCAAAGACTTCATCGAAGTTTGACTTCTCAAGAATCTTGTTTTTAATTTCTAGTTGCTTCTTCTCTTGAGAAATCCTTCTCAGGAAAGCATAGTAGATAATCTGAGTGAAGTATGCAAAGGGATTCTTTGACTTCTCTGGATTAAAGTTATGAATATATCTTACACAGTTCTCGATACCATCACAAATCATATCATCCTTGAACATGTAGTTCACGAAGTTAGGTTTGTATGATAGATGGTTTGCAATCTTCAGGAAACATTCACCAATATACCTAGGAATAACTGGTTTGGGTTGGTCATTAAGCTTTGCTGTTGCAACCTGTGCAAAGTAATTCTCAAGAGCATTCAGAAATTCCTTGTTGTTTACATAGTGTTCTGTACTTCTTGGTTTTGGCATAATGGTTTCAAGTCTTTAACCCGAATAATGTGTTGTACTTATTATAACATGACCTTATCAGTTCGACAAGTGTTGACAAGAATACAAATGCCACATAGACTAGGCTTGTCCCGTTTGATAGATAAGTTATAGGTTCTTAGAGATTATAGAGTTTCTCTAGAACTTCTTTAGCATCATGAACACTAGAAATGTATCCCATCTTTCTATCTAACTTCTGAAAGTTAGTTTTAGTAGATTTTCTTATGTACTCTTGATAGTTCATAATCATCTCAAGATTCTCCGATTCAGACATCGTAAGAACATCATCTAGATTGATTACAAACAAATCTTCATGAGAAGTCTTTAACCAAGGTTCAAACTTATATCCAGTAATAGAACCTCTACTCTTCACAGGTTCTATCATAATAGGATTTGATAGTAGTAACATCGTTCTATCATCTTCATCAGATGCTGCTACCTTAGCAAATATCTCATCACCACATTTAAGTTTTATGGTGGCGAAAAAGTCATCTTCTATCATATACTCTCCTTGTTTAATCTTTTATATCAATAGTTAAAATATCGTAATTGAATTGTTCAGAAACATAAATTTTAATCCGCTCAATAAAATGATTCAGTGTATAGTTTTTTCTTGAACCAATTGTAAAGTCATCAGCAATATCATAAAGTTTTGCACTCACTTTATCTTTGCCTTTACGTAGGACTCTACCAATACTCTGTAAGTTCCGAATACGAGATTTGGATGGAGAGGCAAATATTACATTGTGTAGATTTTTAATATTAATGCCGGTACTAAATGTTCCGTATGATGCAACAATGATAGCGTCTTGTTGTGATTCAGTAATAAGTCTGACCTGTTCCCTATCTTCTGCACCAACACCACCGTGAATAAAGAATACTCTTCTTCCTTCACTTACCTTATTATTTATCATCTCATATAAAATTGCACCATGAGATTCAACACGACTGAATAATACAAGTGTGTTACCTTTCATACTACAAGAAAGATTAGTAATAAATTTATTTCTTATTTCGTGAGAAATAAGATGCTGAATCTCATCTTCGTATGTATCAAACTTCTTTGGTTTATACTTCAATACAAGACACTGAATATCAAGTGTCGCAAGATGACCTTCATCAATGAGTTTCTTTGTTCCAGTAACTTTATATGATGGACCAAACAGTCCCTCTAACACCCACTTATGGGTCTGTGTCCCGTCTAATGTTCCAGTGAACCCATATCTATACTTTGCATGATGTAACTTGTCCATAATCCCTACAAGAGACTTACTCTTAAACAAGTGTGCCTCATCACCAATGATGACATCATAGTCCTCAAAGAACTTCCTATCTAACTGATAAACAGACTGCCAGGTAGTTATAGTTACAGAGTTTGTATTGACCCTCTCACGGCCCGCGTAGATACGGTGACAGTGGTTTGATACATCCCAAGAGTAACTCTCAAAATCCTTATACATCTGTTCCACCAGAGATGTAGTAGGCACAACGAGTAAGATTTTATTACCTCTTGCCGTGTGGTATCGCACAACTGAGTAAATCATAAATGACTTGCCAGATGCCGTAGGTGATATCAATAACTTCCTGTTATACCTCAGAGCCTCATATACCGCATCTATTTGGTAGTCACGAGGTTTTATATCTGGTGCAATACTTTTCATATAATCTTTTACACCACCCCGACTCACAAAGTCATTGACTTCAAAGGGTGGTCCATAATACTTATTATTTTCAAATTGATATGTATATCCGTTGTTCTCGCAAAATGCTATAATTTTATCTAATAGACCAACATATATTCTCTTGGTCTTCATATTATAAAGATGCACATAACCATCCCAATACTTATTACGGTATTGCGGCATAAACTTTTTGTTCTCGACCTCGAAGGTGAATTTGTCCCGCAACTCATGCTCAACATGCGGTTCAGTTGTTATTTTTAGATATACTTCATTTACCTTCTCAATTGTCAAATGAGACATAATGTAACTTTTTAGTTACTATTATTTATTACATACTGTCAAACTGATGTTCTAATATAATTCTATAAAAATTATCTCTCATCATAATAAGACTTTCCTGTTCTTCAGCATCTCCTCCAGGCCATCTCTCAATCGCCTGAGATAGACCTGTATGAATAAGACGAATACCTTCAATGGGTAATTCTATATGGTAATAACCCTCTTCATCCATTAACCTGCTCCAGATGTAAACCTCATAAAATCTATTGAGTTCTTGATTTGATATGTTCTATTACTTATCTGTTTTAAAATCTCTTCAATGTATTTGAGCATAACTTCATAGTAGTCTATTTTTAACGAAACTCCTGAGAGTTTCTCATCTGCGTCAAGATATTTTTGAAGAGTGTCTTTATCTCGGATCTTTTTGGGAAACGGAGTTTCGATATAAACATCGGGATCTGCTTTACCTGAATAAAACTCATATCTTTCGTGACGAATGTTTTTCTTTTGTTGTTCTGCTTTCTTCCTCAACAACATAAGGTTATTATAAATGTCATAATATTTTGCATGTAGAACGGGAATGTTTATAGATTCTGTATGTAAGTTATCAATATCAATTTTAGAATCCTTTTCCCACATCTCTTGGATTCCGGTCAAGTCAATCATTTAACAACAATCAAATGGTTCTATCGTATAGTTAAGATACTTGAAACTAACCTCAGCTGTCAAGTATTCCACATTGGTTAATGTTGAGTCAAAGTTAATGTCAGAAAGACTCGTAGGAAACATGTCTAAGAATTTGACTGCAAACAATGGGGTATTTATTGAACTAAGTATTGTCAGAGTTCCATCAGAAGTTAAGTTAATCTCACTTCGTTCTTCTTTAGGTACATCCCAAGAGTTTTGAAATTTATAAATCTCATCTAGACTATCTGGAAATCCAATACCCCTCATCCAGTTTTGGATTTGCATATAGTTTTCAAGATTTTGATCAATCAAAAATCTTATTCTTAAATCATTATAATCTAAGATATCACCAACTCTAGGTATCATCTTGAGATAACTAGGTTGGTCTGGAGAACCGAGTGTAAATCCAGGAACGTTAATTGCGTTACCGAAAAAACCAACCTTATCAGCTTTTGCTACTGAAAATCTAAATCCAGTTGCCTGTAAGAAGTTTCTATCGGTAACTTGTCCTGCGAATGAGTTTGTCATTATTCGTTAATTACAGCTCCAGAATATCTGTGATGTTCCTCATTGGCATCTCCTTCATTATTGAATCGTTTTCTTTCAACAAACGTTTCTGTCCACTGATCGTTACCTTTGTAATAAACTTCTTTGTTACAAACGATTTTTTTAATATAAGATGCCATTACTTTAAGGCAGTGATGTATTATTTATCAATGCATAAAAAAAGGACCCCATAAGGGGTCCAGTGTCACCGTTATGGTGGATGTGGATCACATCAAGTTCTTCACAGCAACTCTTCTGTAGTAACGGTTAGAGTTAATACGAAGTCTGCCAAGACCTTGTGTAGTGCCTTCAGCGAATGGATTAGCAACAAGACCATAGCGCGTCTTGAAACCAATTTTAGGCTGAAATGTATTTTCTCCAACGGCACGAACCATCTGGAGCGGCACATAAGGACAATAGAACAAACCAGCGTCATAAGGGGAAGAACCCTTATAACCAACGACGTAGTACTGATTACCACCAGCAGCGTTAGCACTGGTCAGGTTAGCAGAATAGGGGTCGATGTATACACGGAACTTACCGTTGATTGTACCAGCAAATGTGTTACCCGTGTCATCGACATTCAGGTTTGCATTCAGTGCTGGGGTGTAATCAAGGATACCAGCCATGGTCAGTGCGGAAGCAACGTCTGCGGAACACAGAACCATGTTGCCCTTTCCTCTACGAGTTCTTTGAGCAATCGCGTTAGCGTCTCTCTCGATTTGGAACAGAAGACCTTTGAACTTCTCAACGGACCAACGACCATTGGAGTCAACGTCCAGGTCGAAGATACCAGCAGTTGCGGTGTTAGAAACAGCGCCTTGCTCAGCAACTTTGTAGATGGTACGGATGACTTCTCTGTTGATTTCCGCAAGGATTTCAGTAGAGAGGATGTTAGCCAGTTCGGCTTCAGCGTTAAGACCGTGAATAGCCTTAAGGTCTTGTGCCAGTTCCAAGCTGTACTCTGCTTTCAGAGTTCA